ATTTATATTGTCTGTAAAAAACAATAAGTCATCCACCCTATCGACACCCGTGATTAAAAACTTGTCATTAAAATTTAAAGTTGTGTTAACTCCTCCACCGTCATTTACACTTATTAAATGATAATTAAGTGTATTTTCCACTACATTGAAAGAAACGACCATGTCGAGCTTCCCAGTAGGTGAGCCTGTAAACGCAGGGTCGTGCACAAACCATATTATTGTTTCGCGCTGACCATCCTGTAAAGAGCCAATACATTTTGCTTCTGAGCTTAGTGGCACGTTTAAATACTCTATTGAAGTAAGCTTTTGATTTCCTTTTGAATTTTCAACCGACCCGACTTCTGATTGTTCGGTAGAGCCAAGCCTAACGTTAACAGCATTTATATATTCACCATTAGGCACAAGGCGTTCATCAACGCTCTTGTTCATTCGTCCAGCTATAAAATTTCTTTGAGTAGTAGGCATATTACTTTATCCATTTATCCTTACCTCGCATATTCATAAGTAGTCTGCCAGGGTGTATGTTACTAATTCTAATTTTAGCATTCCTAAGTAAAGCAGAGCTTCTTTTTCTTGCTCTATTTACAATATACTCTTGAACCCCTAACTTACCATTTAATATAGCAAACTGGATATACGCATAAATATATTCTTCAAACAATTTATTAACGCTTATTTTAGAATCATCTCCAGATTCCATTCCGTCTGAGACATACTCAAGGATGCAAAATTCTTTTGCCATTCCTGAGCTAAAGTTAATTACTCCACTTTTTGAGTCTATTCGAAAAGTAGGATTAGAGTTAGCTGTTTCTGTATTTAAACCATAACGAGCGCCAATGGCGTAATCAAAGCACCAATACCCATCAACGCAGTATCCTTCCATATTGTTGTAAGGGCTGTTTTGGTTTAAGTAAATACTCTTTTTTGTGCCTTCAATTCGTTGTAAATCAATTAAAGATGTAGATGGCTTTAAAACATTTCCTTGGTCATCAAATAATATTTTACACTCATGGTCTTGTAAGTACGCATCGCTGTAATTAGTTTGTATGTTTTCAGTAAGAGGTCTAAGCACACCGTCTTTATATATAGATATCCTTACCCAGTTAACATAATCCGGTGGCAAAACAAATCTTAAATTGTCACACACTTGAAGTTCTAATATTTTAATTTCTTTAAACGCATCGTAGTTTAGTTCCTGAATTGCTCTTTTAGCATGAAACAAAACTTTAAACCGCTCTTCGTTGTTAATTAAAGAATGGTTGCCCGCATACATCAACATAAAATTGTTGACAATATCTTCCAGGCTCACGTATTGATAAGACCCCCAGTTTTCATTTTCTGGTGCGTTACCTTCATTCTCGTAATATTGCCATGCGCTAATATATGCCATTATTGTTCATTTTGATTTTCTACCATTTCTTGTGATTGACCAAATTTTATAGCTTCAATCTCTCTTATAGACATACCTGCAAACTGTAATATTTTCATTACTAAAGTTGGCTCATCATCTTGAGGCAACTCAAAGTCTTGGTAATCAGCTGCAGTTTCATTAAATGTAGGTTCGCTTCCAACTAAATTAAAATACGTCCATTTTGGTGGTTTAGGATATCTTACGTATTGAGCAATAACAGTCCCTGGATTTGTTATTATATCTGGATATACAGTTGTTGTGTTTCCATTTAAAAAATATGCGGGGAATAAAGCAGTTGGCTTTGTCAAGTTTGATGCGTTTAACTTAAATATTTTTTGCTGAGAAACTCTTTCTATCTCACGAACGTTTTTATTTGTTACTATTGAATATTCGTTCCCAAGTTCCCACAGCTGTGTGGCAACCAAAGTTGTTTCAGAAATCACCTGTGTTACATACCCAAATTCATTAGTAGTTAAATTACTTACAATATCTCCCACTTTTACACCTGAACTAATAAACGTTGCTCCTGTTTCTGAAACAGTAGTAGAAGCTGTTGGGCCAGCCTGGTCTATTGTTCCGCTCGTAATAAAGTTAGGGTAGTAGTTTAATTTATTTATTAAGCAATAATCTGAAGGTAAGTTAAATAAATTTAAAGCAGAGTGGCTTAAAGATTCTATCTCTGAAAAGCTATCTATAACTTCTTCATATCCTTTGGTTATGTCCGCTAAACCCGTGCCTGATTGTCTTTTATTCTCTTGATTAATTTGATAGTTGTATTGATAAAAATAATCCTCAAATACATCTAACTGAGCTTGCTTAGCATACAAGTTAAAATCATTAGGCGTAATGTAGCCATAGTTATTTTTATTCAACAATGACAGTACGGTTTCACGCACTGAATTTATCATACTCATCTGTAAATATCTTTTGTACAAAGATAAGCAAAAAAAAAGAGGCCCCGTTTCCGTGACCTCCTTTTGGAGAATTGACTATGAGCAATCAATTATGTTTAATAAAAAAATCGAATGTTCAAATATATAACTTATTTTTCATTTTCCAATTTTTTTTCTAAAAACTTTAATACTTCTATGCCATCATCAGATTGAAGGTATGAAGCTATAACGTATAGCGGGTCTTCACCGAAAGGTAAAGTCAACATACGTTTTTTGTTTGAAGACGTGTTAAAGTATACGTCTTTTTTAGAGTTCTTATAAACTAAAATCTTTTTATTAAACAATTGAGTGATGGTAGCTTGAAGCTTCATCATCGGGTCGTTAATAGCTGATAAAAAATCCTGTGAATGATTTTCTGCAAACACAAGCAAATCTCTACGCAATTCTGAGGATGTTATCTTAGATGGGTCTATGCCAAATAAAACGCTGGATATATTTTCCACTTGCTCTATAGTTAGACTTCGAGCTTCAATCAAAGCGTCTACACGTGAGTTTAATTTATCCACATCTTGTTGCGCATCAGCCTCTTGATTAACCTCTATAAAACGTTTTCCGTTCATAGGGTGATAATGTAAAAACTCCTGAAGCACGGGGTTAGTTTTAGGTACGCTTAAAAATCCATCTTCAAAAATGATAGGTTCAACGATAGCGTTACCGTCTTGTTCATCTTCAAAAGGAGAAGCTTGATTTCGTGCATATCGTAGCGGCCTGTTTGTTCCCGTCTCCTCGTCAAAGTATAATAGAGGGTTTCTACGATTATGTCTTGTTGGCAGCATAAAAGATAATGGTGCTGCGTTTCTGGTTAGTTTGTAGGCTTTATCTACAAGTTGCTTTCTTTTTTTCATTTGAATATAATTTAATTAAAATAATAAAAAAGGGAGTGTCTTTAAGGACACCCCCTTTGGGTAATATACTAATCTGTAAACAAGAAGAAGTTGTTTGCACCCATTGTACAAACACATCTTTCTGATAGGAAGTTAACTTCCATCGCATCTAAATCCGATGTAGCAGCTCCACCAGCAGAACCAGTAATCCACGTTTTATAACGTCTGTCTTCAGTTTCTGAAGCACGGTAACGCACGTGAAGGAATGGTCTCTTAGCGTTTTTGCCAAGGATTTGGTCATACACTGTAGTTGAACCAGCTGGAACTAATAGTCCGTTTACACGTCCTGAAGTTGCTCCGCCCGCTAAACCACCTCGCATGGTTGGGTCATTTAGATATTTCCAATCTGACTTATAGAAATCATATCCTCTACGGAATCCTGTGAACCCAAGGTTCAATGCCATTTCTTCGTCATTGTCAAACAATCCGTAAGAAGTACCACCTGGGTTTCCGTATGAGTTTTGAGCAGCTAACATATCGTCAATGTCAAAGCCAAAGTCTCTGTTCAAGAAAATTACATTTTCTTCAATAGCACCCTGCTTATCTAAACGAGAAATAATAGAGTCAAAATCACCAAGAACTGTTGGGTTTCCGCCAGCATAAAGGTTACCTCTTGTGCTAACCGCATGGAATATACCTTCAGAACCTTTGTCTCCTACTTGGTCAGATAGAACCTGAGCTTTAACTCCTGAACCAGCTTGTGCAGGAACAGCTTCAATCATTGCAGTCTCAAGATAGTCGTCAAAACGAAGTCTTGTTTCGTGCTCTGATTTTAGATACCATAGATATCCACTTGCTCCATTTTCTGTAGTTACTTCAATCCATCCGATTTGAGCCATATCTGAACCAGATACTGCATACTTATCTTTAAGAATGATTGGAGAGTTGTCAAAGATTTCATCTTCTGCCTCTAAAGAACCTTGCATTCCGCTTGTTCCTTTTTTAAATTCAGAACCATAAATGAAGATTGTTGCGTCACTACTTCCTAATCCTGAACCGCCTGTATAACCTTGTGCATCATAGAACGCTACAGTTACTTGTGCGTTAGCTAAATCAACAGCTACTACAAGTCCTTTGAACTCGCCTGAACCATCGTTATTAGCAACAACAACTGTTTGACCTACACGAATAGCAATTTGCCCTGCAGTAAGTCCTGTTGCGGCTCTATCTGGAACTAAAGCATCGTTGATTTGGAAAACT